CGCGCGGATCGACGATGTCGCTGCGCGCGTGAAGAAAATCGAGGAGCAGCCGCTGCCGCTCGGCGCCAGCTCGGTGCGGGTCGCGGAAAAGAGCGACGATTCGGCTTTTCCCAAACCCGATGCGCTGCTCGATCAGCCCGGCGCGCTCGAGGCGCTGGCTGAAGCCGCTATCCGCAAGGCACAAGCACGGCCGATGCGGGCGATCCCCGGTTTCCGCGCGCGCCAGGAGTAAGACGGCTTTCAACTTCTCGTCATCGCGGATCGCCGCTTCGCGCCGGTCCGCAATGGCGGCCGAGAATCCACCAACCAACCACAGACGGGACCAACACCATGTATCAGCCCAATCTGCAGCACATGCTTGCCAAATCCGCCCTGCCGCGCACCGTGCAGGATTACAATGCCGCGCTCACCAGCGCCGGCAGCTTTCTCCGCGAGATCGAGAAGGCGCACGCCAATCCGCTGCCGGGTGACCCGCTCGCCAAGAGCACGTTTTCGGAATCGACCTCGCCGACGTCGGGCCTTACCTATTACGATCTCGAAACCGGCGCGAAATTCGTCTATCCGCTGCTCACCCCGCTGCGCAACGAGATTCCGCGCGTGTCCGGCAAGGGCGGCATCCAGGCCAATTGGCGCGCGGTAACCGGTGTCAACACAACCGGCCTGCGCATCGGCGTCTCCGGCGGCAATCGCGGCGGCGTGCAGGCGGTGACGACGCAGGATTACAGCGCCGCTTACAAGGGCATCGGCATCGAAACCTCGGTCGATTTCGAGGCGCAATATGCCGGCATGGGTTTTGACGACGTCAAGGCGATCGGCGCCAAAATTGGCCTCGAAGCCTGCATGCTCGGCGAGGAGCTGCTCATCCTCGGCGGCAACACGTCGGTGGCGCTCGGCACCACGCCGACGCCGTCGCTGGCGCCGTCGACGAGCGGCGGCACGCTCACCGCCGCGGCGAGTCCTTATAGCGTCATCTGCATCGCGCTCTCGCTCGACGCGGTCGTCAACGGCAGCGTCACCGCCGGCATCCAGGGCGCCATCACGCGCAGCAATGCCGACGGCTCGTCCGACACGTTCGGCGGCGGCGCGGCGGGAAAATCCGCCAATGCCACCGCCTCGATCTCGTCGGGCACCACCGGCTCGATCGCAGCGACCGTGGCAGCGGTGACCGGCGCCGTCGGTTACGCCTGGTTTTGGGGCGCGGCCGGCTCGGAAGTGCTCGGCGCCATTACCACCATCAATTCGCTCGTCATCACGGCGAACGCGGCCGGCACGCAAACCGCCGCATCGCTGGGCAGCAGCGACAATTCGACCAACGCGCTCGTCTTCGACGGCCTGCTCTACCAGGCGTTCAAATCCGGCTCAAACTCCTACATCAACTATCTGCCGACCGGGACCGCCGGCACCGGCTCGCCGCTGACCGGCGACAGCGCCGGCGGCATTACCGAGGTCGACGTCGCGCTCAAGAGCCAGTGGGACAATTACCGGCTGTCGCCCGACACGATGTGGGTCTCTTCGCAGGTCGCCAATAATCTGTCGGCAAAAATCCTCGCCGGCGGCACCAACGCGGCGCAGCGTTTCGTGTTCGATGCCGAACAGGGCGCGCTCGGCGGCGGCGTCATGGTGCGCACCTATCTCAACAAGTTCTCCATGGCCGGCCCAAAAACGATCGACATCCGCGTGCATCCCAACATGCCGGCGGGCACCATCCTGATGACCGCGCGCACCTTGCCCTATCCGCTGTCGAATGTCGGCAATGTCATGCAGATCCGCACGCGGCAGGACTATTACCAGATCGAATGGCCGCCGCGCGCGCGGCGCTACGAGACTGGCGTCTATGCCGACGAAGTGCTGCAGCACTATTTTCCGCCGGCTATGGCGGTGATTTCGAATATTGCGGCGGGATAGTCTTGAGTGTCATTGCGAGCGAAGCGAAGCAATCCAGCCCGGTGAGCCGAAGCCTGGATTGCTTCGTCGCGTTGCTCCTCGCAATGACGGCTGCTCAACGGATCGCAATGAATGACGCTCCCACCATCGCGAATTCTGACCGCCGTTCCGCGAACCTGGCAGGCGGGGCTGGAGATCGCAAAAGCGATCCGCGCCCTCATGGCGCAGGAAGACGAAGAGCAGCGGCTGGCGCAGTTCGCTGGCCTCTGCCGCGACCGCGAACTGATCGCGCAAGACATCCGCGAAGCCGCCCACGATTGCGCGTTGGTAACGGTGGCGGAGCTCCGAAGGGCCGGCTTTCGTCCAGACCAGCCGCGCTGGCGCAAGGGAAGCGGCAGAATCAGTGGTCGTTGGTCGGGGGATGCTGGCGAACATCCTGCAGATGAAGCTGACAAGCCGACCCGAGGCGGCCATCATTATGTGCCGAGACAGTTATTCGACAACGAAGCGCTTAAGGCGGAGACGAGGCGCGTTTTTGACAAAGCCGTTACTGGCCCTCTTCGGGCCGGAGTTCACGAGAATGACGAGGCACATCGGATCTACAACAAGGCAGTCCTTGATCTCTGGAAGCAATTTCTGGAACGGAATGGACTAAGCGCTGATGAGGTGACGCCGGACCAAGCCAGCAAGTTCCTTGACATAGTTTTGCATTCAAACGATCCTCGAATCCATGATTTCAATGAAATGCTCCAGCGGCGATAGACATTCTAAAATGTAGTTTGCCTCCATGAGGGTAGATAAGACCAAAATGACTGGAGCGGAGGACGAAGATCGTCGTTACCAAAAGCAACTTTCAATCTTCGAACGTTTTTATGTTCGAATTGACAACCTTCTTGAGCAATACGGGCGGCCGGATTCGCTGTCAGGCGGAATGGGTGATTATTCTGTATACGGCGACTATTGGGGATATCCACAGGTCAAAGTCTCGGTCGGGAACCTCGAATTATTGCGGCCACCCATCGTCTATCAGTTGCAAGGGATCGTGAGAGACTTCCCCGGATGGGAAATTGTTTACGCGGTGGCGCTCGAAGATCATTTACAGGATTGGCCCAATATGGGCCTTTACATACGGGGCAATGAAATTGTCGACACGCTGCAACGGCAATACTTCCCAAAGGAATTTCAGAATATAGAATATCCGGGTAGCCGATGCGAATCAGAAAGCGATGTAAGGCGTGAACGACAATAGCAAACGCACTCCGTTTCTACATTTCAATAATTTCTGCAGATTTATAAACGAACACGGCAACAGACGCGCGCGTTTCCTGCCGCGTGTCTAAAAAACACGAGGCACTCCATGAAACTGAAAGCGCCGGAAGGCGTCGGCGAGCCGTGCGTTGCCGGCGTTGCCATCGCGCGGCGCGATGGCCTTTACGAGGTCGAGGCCGAGATCGGCGCACTGCTGATCGAGTGTTTCGGCTTTGTCGAAGTCGAGACGCCGGAAAAGCCGAGCACCGTGCCCGCGCCAACGTCCGCGCCGCGCCGCCGCGTGCCCGCCAAAAAGCCCTAAGCGGAGATTTCCAAAAATGGCCGCCTCCGATCTCGCCGCGCTTGCCGATGTCAAAACCTGGCTGTCGGGCTCGAGCGGCATCGGCACGTCCGACGATGCGCTCTTGGCGCGGTTGATCACCGATGTCAGCGGCGCGATCACCGCCTATCTCGGCCGGCCGTCGCTGACCCCGCGCGCTTTCACCGAGTGGCTTGACGGCGACGGCAAAGCGCGGATCTTTTTACGCCGCTATCCGGCGCTGCAAGTCACCTCGCTGCTCATCGACAACCATCCGGTGGCCGCGGCAACGCCGCCCGCCGCCGGCGGCCCGCATCCGCGCGGTTATCTGCTTGAGCCCTGGGACGGCTTGCCGCCCGGCCGGCCGCAGCCGCTTGACGTGTTCGGCACGGTCTTTCGCCAGGGCCGGCAGAACATCGTCGTCAGTTACGAGGCCGGCTATGCCGTCAGCGGCGAAAGCGGAACCGTACCCGCCGCGCCCGGCCCCTATAATGTCACGGCCGCCGCACCGTTCGGGCCGTGGGCGAGCGACAACGGCGTCACTTTTGCCAATGGGACCGCGTTGACAGCGGTGACGGGTAGCCCGGCCGCCGGACAGTATAATGTAGCGGGCGGTGTCTATACTTTCGCGTCGGCCAATGCCGGCGCCGGCGTGCTCGTCTCCTACGGCTTCATTCCGGCCGCGATCAACAATGCCTGCATCGAATGGGTGGCCGAGCGCTACCGCTACCGCACCCGCGTCGGGCAAAGCGCGCAGACCGTGGCTGGGCAGATGACATCTTCATATAGCTTGAAGGACATTCCGGATTTCATCCGCGCCTCGCTCGATCCCTATCGCAGCGTGGTGTCCTGAATGCTCCAGCTCTCGCTGCTCGACGATGCCAGCGCAGCACTCGCGGGCATGCCGGATCGCGTGCGCGATGCCTTGTCAGACAAAGTCAACGCGCTCGCCGCCGCGCTGCAAGCCAAAATTCAGCAAAAGCTCTCCGGCACAGTGCTCAACCAAAAAAGCGGCGCGCTCGCCCGCTCGATCGCTGCCACCGTCGATGACTCGTCGGCGAATGTCGCCGTGACCATAGCCACGTCGACCGACATCAAATATGCCGCGATCCAGGAATTCGGCGGCGTGATCCCGCCGCACGAGATCGTACCGGACAAGGCCGGGGCGCTCGCCTTTGCCATTGGCGGCAAGCAGGTCTTCGCCGCGCGGGTGAACCTGCCGGCGATCGCGATGCCGGAGCGCTCCTACATGCGCTCGTCGCTCGCCGAGATGGGGGATGAGATCACGGACGGGCTGAGCGAGGCGGTGATTGAAGCCGTGCGATAGCATACCCAACGTTTCCATTACTCTCGTTCTTTCAGAACTAATAATCATCCAAAGGGACCTGGTCGCATGTTTGCGATGCCGGGAATGCGCATCTTTTCCGAACTCAATAGTGAGCTGACGTCTTGCTATCGGCTTCCTATTGATATCGCTGCCAAGGCAAATGCGTTGGCCTTAATCGCGAGCGCGCTCAATCGCCGCGACTTCGCGATGGCCGCGATTGCTGCCGTGCAGATGCAAATTCCTGACCCACCTCCGCTCGCGAAAGGGCAGGAAAATCCCGACGACATTGCGCGCCGTGCTCGAGAGCTTGCTCGCAGTGGTCTGCTCAAATTCTGGAATCCGGCAAAACACCCGAGAGCAGGGACACCACCGAACGCGGGTTGGTTCGCGCCGGTTCAGGGAGATTCCGAGCGTCCAGACGTCATACCCGTCTCGATGGCGGACAAGAAGCCCGGGAGCCTCACCAACGACGATCTTCCAACGGGTGGTGCTCCAGGCATTGGCGGGGGAACTCCTTCCTCAAGACAGGCTCCAATCGAGCCGAGTGACGTTTCAGGGTCAGGTGAGAGTCACCTCCGGAGCCACCGGAACAATTCTGGAGCCCTCCGGATCCAGCCTCAAGACTGCCATTCATGAGTGAGTCGGAACCCCAACTCGCACCGTACGAGGAAGGCGGCAAAACGTCGGGTGTCTTCGAGGGGAGAGGCATCACGGTAGAACTGCAAAGCGGATATTATGGACCCACGCTGAATGTGCCAGACGAGAGTTCGGACTTCGATATCGTTACGATGACGCACGTTTAGGGCCATGCTGCAGCGCTAATGCGGCAAATGGGGATTTCGGAAGCGTGGCTACGCATAAACAATCCGGAAATATGCGGATCGTGCCTGACATATCTGGAAACAAAAATGCTTCCTCCTGGCGCGACCTTACATGTTATTCTTCCGAACGGTGTTGAGTTGACTTTCACCGGCGAATTGCGATGAAAACCATATATAGCAATCAGCAAGACAAGAATGACCCATTGAATGGGTCTGAAATTGGAAGCAGTGCTGAACTCGCTCAATTGCTTGATCAGGCGCGAACCAAAAAGCCCTTCTTCATTCGACTCTCGGGCGACAATGGGTCTGAGCTTATGATTGGGATCGCTGGGAACATTGGCTGTATCCAACACAGTCGCCTCGAACGCGGATATCCAAACCTCATTGCCGTCTCGTCGTGCCCGCCAATGAGGCGTAGCTATGTCGAATTTCTCACAGCCAATACTCCGACACCGGTTGCCGCGCGGTACATCATAAGCTTCGATGAGCTAAAGCG